ACGCTACATTGTTGTTTGCCATTTTTAATAATTTTTAAGTTTTAATTTTAGACCAGACGAATTGTCTCCACTAACTATTCTCGCTTTCATTCCACCAACTTCAATTTCTTGATGATTGGATCTAGGGTCCATTTTGATGTTTTTTGCAGACTTAACAGACTCTTTAATAGCATCTGCTTTACCTTGCTCATAAAAGTGATTTGCGATAGCGTCGGAATTCATCGCAGTAAACAAAGACTTATGATAACCGGCAGCGTCGTTCATTTCATTTTTTTCATTCAAGAACCTCTTGACAAAATTATTGATGTCGCTTTGAGTATTTTTAACCTCGTTCACATTTTTGACATTAAATCTATATCTTTTATCTCCAACATTATATTCAAAACCTTTGAATTGGTTATTGAAAAAAGATTTAGTTTTGTTGTCGAACACTTCTCTTTGAGATTGTGTTATTTTTTCTTGCTCTGCACTTTCTTCATTATATCTATTGAAAAAGTCCATTGCTTTTTGCTGTTCAGGTGTTAACCTTGATCCAGCTTTAATTTCTTTATAATAACTAGACTTTTGTGATTCAAGATGATTTTTTGCTTGCGCAACCTCTTCTTTAAAAGCTAATTTTTTTCTTTTTATATCTTTAGGCTCATCTATTTCTTCGTCATATGAAAATTTATCTTCTATTAAAAAGTTAATTTCATCTACTGATAAATGAGGCTTAGATTTAGTGTAATATTCGTGTAATAAAGACATGTCCTCGAATTGCTCATAATCTTTATTTAACGCCACATAATCTTCTAAAGTTCCACCTGTTTCATTCATAAACTTAACTAAGTCTTGAATATTTTCAGGATACTCTATTTCTTCTTTAACTTCTGTTTTTTCAACCTGCTCAACTTGCTCCTCTTCTTGCTCTGCAATCACTGGAGTTTCGTCATTGTTGGTTTGTTCGTCCGTTACCTCTTCTAATACTATTTCTTCTTGTGTATCCCGCACATCTGCATCACTTTCTCCGGCAGGTTCTTCGTCCCGTATTTCTTCGACCACTTTTTCGCTAGTTTCGGGTTCGTCTTGTACAGGAACCTCATCTGTGCTTTGCTCTTGAACGGCATCTGTTTCTTCTTTAGGTTGTTCTTCAGTTACTGGTGGTTTTGAAAGATCCACCTTGTACACACCTGATTCTTCATCAAACCCGGCGTTTTTTTGTACAATTTCTTCTTTTTCTTGTATAGATGGTTCTTCAGCATCTATAACTTTTGCTTCGACTTTTTCTGACATGATAAAATATTATATGATTATACATTATATATTACTTAGGTTCAAATGCACCTAAGCCAAATCCGCCACTTAATATATCATTACCCGATGATTCAAAGGGCTTAGCGGTTTGTTTTTGCGCTTTCGCGTCTTCTTTTATTTGCAATTGCTGAGTGGATGCTTGTTGTGCCATGCCCTGTAATTGCATATTTATTTGAAATTCTAATTGCATTAATTCTTTTTTCATTTCTTTTTCAGCTTGAAGTTTAGACATTTCCATTTGACTTTTTACTGACTCTAATTCAATTTTGCTTTGAGTTAATGCTTGTTGTTTTTGCACTTCAGCCTGTGCTGCAACTTGTTGCGCTTGAGCGTTTGCCTGCGCTTGCGCTTGAATATTTTGCTGTTGTATTCTTTGATCTCTTTCTAATTTCTTTTTTCTTCTTAATTTTAAAAGTTGATTAGCAAGTTTAACATTTTTAATTTGCCTAATATCAATTGCATCATCTAGATCAATGTTTTGTTGACCAATTGCAACTTGAATATTATTTTCTAATATTTGTTTTTCTTCTTCGTCTGGCGCTAATTCTAAAAATATACCAAAATCATAAAGATGTAATTCAGTTAATTCTTGTAATGTTGCAACGTTATGTGCACCAATACTTTGAATAAATGCATCTCTTGTTGGTGAGTATTCTAATACATCAGATATTCTTAAAGATATTTTCTCTGCAGTTTCAGCAGTTAAGAATAATCCAGCTTGTAATATGTGTCTTGTTGCTGTATTACTATTTGCTGCTGCAAGTTTTTGTACACCAACCAACGCGTTTTTATCAGGAGTACTTCCATCTCTTGCTTCATTTAAACCAGTAGCATCTCTAATCATTTGCATATAATAGTTATATGTACTAATTAATTGCGCTAATTTATTTGCACCTGCATTATTACTTATTTCTTGAATAGGTACTTTACCTGGATTCATATCACCTTCAGCTGTAAATGATCTACCAATAACAGAACCTGTTTGAAAAAACATATTTAATGCTTCTTGGGGATTATAATTTGTTCCATTACCCAAATCAATTTCAGCTAATCCATCCGCGTCTAAATATACACCATCCGGTACCATTCTTGAAAGCACTTGTTGTATTTTTAAATGTGTTAATTGTATCATATCTGCAAAGCCTGTAACTCTGCTCACTAATGATTCAATTCTACCGTTATACACTCTTGGTGATACTAATGAGTAATTTAATTTAACTTTATTAACATCACTTTTTTCTCTTAACATATTATCAGCAAGTTTCCATTCTAATAATATATTTGATCCCGGTATAAATACACCTTCATATAATACTTCAATATTTTTAGCAATACGTTCAAATCTTAACTCACCATCAATAGGTGTAGCCATAAACGCATCAGATTTTTTGATAATTTTTTCAGCACCCGTAGAAGTTTGTTTTACTTTGTAAACTTCATTCATGTACGTTTTATAATTAAAGTACATAATCTGAACTGAATTATTATCTTTATTGTTTACTTGTGTATTGTATTTATTATATGTGTTATAATCTTGGCTCCCTTGTTGTGTAATCTTTTTTAAATCCTCATCTGTAAGATTTGGAAATTGCATTTTAAGATCGTTAACATTTATATTTTTTATTTCACCAATATAATATATGTCGTCATAGTATGGTGATTCAGAATATGAATGTACTATGTTCGCAGGATCTACGTATTCAATCTTAATACCTTCTGATTGTGTAAAATTATTTTTAACGCATCCAACACCTAATACCGTTAAATCATAAAATAATCTTTTCTTTATATTTTCGTAACTATTTTGATTAAATACAGTTTGTATTGCTTGTTCTTCAGCAATTTCAACAGCTTGTTTATAATTTAATTGCATATGTAATTGCAATTCTTCTTCATTATCTGGTAATTCTTCAGTTGGCATACTGCCTAAATCAAAACCAAACGAATCTTTTATTTCTTGTGTAAATTCTTTTGTACGCATGTCTGCAAGTATATTTTGCATATATGACGTTCTTTTACTTACACCAAAAGGATCTTGTGAAAATGCTTTTATATCGTATGTTCTTTCTGCAATACCATTTACAACTATATCTACAAACTTAGGTATAATAGGAACTGGTTTCCAATCTAAATTTAAATATGATAAATCACCGTTAATTGATAATTCATCTTTATATTTTTGTATGCTTTGTTCTCCCCTCGCATATAGTCTTAATTTATGATATTGGTTTTGATTTACGAAGAATCTATTGACCCCTCTGTCTTTCTTAAACCATTCATTTTCTATAGCTCTAGCTACTTTCAAACCATAATCTTGTGATAGTTTTTCGTCGTCGCTAGCTGTTTGGCTTGGGAAGTAACTTTTTAAAACGGACTCAGCCATAGTTTTTTATTATTTTTGATAAAGTTCCTTTATTTTCGTATCGTGCAAAGCTAATATTAACTTTTGATTTTTCTCTTTCGCCATGTGGCCTATATAAATGTCTATTACATGCCATAATTGCTAAACCTGAACTTATAGCGGCATCAAACTTTGTTCTTTTGTTTATATCAAACTTAGCCCAATCATTTAATGTGGTATTAAAATATATATCACCATAAGTTCCATCGGATTTAATTCCAACATGCGAATTTATATATGTTTCTATTGCGGCAGCATGCGCTTGCCTTATATCCTCACTTGAGTTTGGTATGCCACCTATTTCTTTTTCAGCGGTCGATAGCTTGTTCCAAGTTCTATCTGGTCGGTTCATTGAGTAACCTCTATAACCTCTTCGCTTTAAATAATATAATAATCTAGGTTTGTTATTTTCCGCAAGTATTGGCATTCCATAAAACACTAATGCCATTAACACATCTTCAAAAAACATTTCAGCGGTTTGTGGTCTAGCTATATACTCTAGAAAAAACCGGTTCGGTGGTGCATCTTCCATACTAAACTTAGTAAGTCCGTGCAAAGATCCTTTAGAACCTTTACCGTCGGTAGTTCCGGATATATCGTAGCTATCGCAGCCAAATGCACCCATATGTTCGTTACCAGGGTATTTAAATCCATTTTTAATTAAAATATTATTTTGTAAATTTAAACTTGGCACCCAGCTTACTTTAAATCTTCCATTAGGATTTGGTGTAAATTGTACTGTTGTATCTTTAACACCGTTCTGCCACGAAAAAGATCCAGTGGTAATATTAACTTCCGCTGTAGCGTCGTCATTAAAATCGATCTGTTCGTAAATCTTAGCAAGATTAAATATGCTATTTTTAGTTTCATCTCTGAAAGCATGTTCTTCAGTCCTTGGAAATTGACGATAAAATTCATTTAAACCGTCTTGATCTCCTTTTAAACCTTCAACTTCGTTTTCCCAGTGATCGATAACCCCGACATCAATGTATTCCCCATAGTTGTCTTCAATTGGCTCTTCGGGAGTATTGAATACAGGTATTCCATAAGTATCAATGAATCCTTCGAAGTTCCATTCCATAGGTATGAACAAACTATATAATCCTGAGCGAGTCTGTCCATTACGGTTTCTTTTTGTAACATCTGAGTCATTGTATAATTTTTTAAAGTTCTCACCACCTTTGTCTAATGAGTTACTTGTTGAACCCATCATACATTTACCAATAACTCTACTTCCTAATCTTAACGTGGTTTTCGTGACACGCCAGTTGTTGAGGATGTTCTCGGGCCTCTCCCATTTTCCTGCTTCATCGTGGACCAAGAGCGAAAGCTTTTCACCATCATAGGAGTTGTCCCCCGTGTTCTTCCAGTCGATGGTAGTGTCCAATCCCGCGAGTTCCTCGTTCCTTTGATTCGTGAGTATACTTTTCTTTGTAAACTTACTTGCGGGTACACGATAAGCCAGTTCTGTCTTAGGCCTATCCATTCCATCCTGTATGGGTTTAAAAAAGAATGGGTAATTAACGGATATTGGAACGACCTTATCTGTAAACATTTTCTTGGCGTCAGAACCAGATTTGGATAATATCCCAAACCTAGAGTCTGAAGAGATGGTAGCTTGGTTAACAGTCTCTGCTGATGCCATGAATGAAAACCCACTCCGTCTATTCTTGAGGTAGCACATTCCATAACATCGAACGTCTGCTTTGCAAGCTTCCCAGAATAAAAAGAATAATCTGTTTGCTTCCCTGAAGTCTGGAGCACCCACGTCGATTTTAGTCCACTGCAGGTACATGTAATGAGACCCAGTAATATAAGTAGGAACATCCTTGTTATAGAACCAATAACCTTCATCGCGTTTGGTAAATTCTGTATCAATGTACGCATTCCACTTATTTTTAAATTCATTCGGTAAATCTTTCCAATCGAATATCGTTTTTAACTTTGCAAGTTCTTTTGGATATTCTATTTTACCCCATTTATTATTTCCTTTATCTAAGTTTTTCGGCGCTGGAGGTAATGCTATTTTTAAATTTTGTATGCTATAC